CTGCAGTATTAGACCCTAATGAATCGATCCCAACACTTGTATTATTATCGCCAGTAGTGTTACTATATAAGGTTCTAGTTCCAATAGCTACATTACCACTGCTTTCATTATTGTACATTGCATTAAAGCCTATTGCAACATTACTACCGCCGCCAATATTTGATAATAATGAGTCAGTGCCAAGCGCAATATTACTACTACCATCATCATTATTTAATAATGCATTTTTCCCAATAGCACAATTATCAGTCCCTATCGTATTACTAGATAATGCAGAAGTTCCTACTGCAGTGTTATCATAACCTGTAGTATTATTAGTAAGTGTACTAATACCGATTGCTGTATTATACTCGCCGGTTGTATTATTATATAAAGCAGAATAGCCAACTCCGACATTTCCAAAACCGGTTGTATTACTATATAAAGCAGCACTGCCAACTCCAACATTAGTATTGCCAGTAGTATTATTATATAGTGCTAATCCGCCTAAAGCTATATTCTCTATACCGCTTGTATTAAATCGCATAGTATATACACCAACTGCTGTATTATTATCTGCTGTATTTGATAGTAATGCCTGGCTGCCTACTGCAGTATTATAATTTCCAGTACTTGATTCTAATGCAAGATTACCGATTGCAGTATTATCTACTCCGCTAATATTACTGCCGAGTGCATCATAGCCTAGGGCAATATTATTACTACCGGTCGTATTACCAGATAAAGCATATACTCCGATAGCATTATTACGACTCCCAGTAGTATTACTCTTGAGAGCAGAGCTACCATATGATATATTACTACTAATATTTCCTTTACCGTTATTCCATATAGTAAGGTCAGTTTCATTATATTCTAACCAATACGGCGGAATATCAAAAGCTGTAGCCAAAGGATCTCCAGGAGTACCATCACCAGTAATAGTAATACCATCTACTGATATTGCACTAGCACCAAGTGGTGTTTCTACACCAAGCTCATCTAAGCCATACCATATGCCATCATCTTTTGCATATATTTTATTGTAACCTGTCTCAGGAGTATCAGGAGTAATTCCTACATTCTTATGTTGAGGTATATTATTAAGTTTCTTAGTCATTATGTAATATTAAATTTTTGCTTGGATCACAATTTTACCATCGGTTATATCGCCAGTTGAAGTTAAATAGAATGAATTATCATCAATATATGATATATCAATATCGACTAGCACATTTCCGTCTCTCGTGCTATATACAAAGTCTTTGGTATTTAATCCATGTGTAATAGTTAATGGAATACCTGCAGTTGCTATGAAATTTTGTATTACTACTTGAACACTTGTACCGAGAGCTAAGTTAACTATTTTAACTATTCCTGCACCATAATTATTAATTTGACCACTCGGAGAAATAATTAAGGTCCCATTAGCAATAACTAATTCACCATAGTTATCAACAATTCCATCAATTGTAAAATTTCCATAAATCCAATATTGATAATTAGCATCAATTGTTAGCACTTCAGTAGACTCGATTAATATCTTATGTCCATTTGCTGCACTAATTCCACCGGCGTCATTTGTTAAACTGACCCATCCTCTACTATGTAAATATCCAATAAAATCTTCACCGAATACTGGATCTATCCCAGCAACTCCAGTATAAACGATTTCTCCTGGAACACCAACGGTTGGATATGTTGGAAAATCAGTAAATCTCTGTCTCTGGGTTTCAGCAACATCCACTAATAATGATCGACCTACCGCATTTCCAGAAGATGGAATAGTAAATGTAGGAATACCACTTTCTGTAACAGTTAACGAGGTCGTAACTTCAACTAACTCAAATTTACCAGAATATACATTAAATGAATTTGCTATCTCATCATAATTAATATTATTTAAAAATTCTAAATTTGAATCTGATAATTTCTTAAAATTTAAGTTAGTTACATCAATTAATGAAGTTAAACTTGCATTAGTCAATCGTTTTATAGATTGCAAATTTTGATAAACAAGCATTATTTATAAGTTTATTTTTGTTATTTATTAATTATTAGAGTTGACTTATCTATTTCTGAATTTAGAGTAACCTTTCCTCTATTAACTAAACACTCTTTTAAATCAGCATTAATCATCTTTGTATCAGGATTATCTAAAAAACTTGAAACTACTTCATTTGATTCTCCTAAATAATCACAATCTATTAATTTAGAAAACTTAATCCTATTATTTGAAAAGATTGTACACTCGCTTAATTTAGAATTACGAACGATACAATTTTCAAAAAGACATCCTTTAACATCACCTTCAACGGTACACTCATAAAATTCTATTCCTTCAAGAAGAATACTTCGTCTTAATTCAGCACCTTTTATCTGTAACACCTGACGATTAGTATCATAGTTAAGAACACCTTCAGTTATTCCACCGCCTATTACAATTTTAAATATTCTTTCTCGTATCTGTTGATAATGTGATTCAAGTAAATGAGGTACTTGTTTTAAATCAACATACAATCCAATATCTGGAAAAGCTGACCTAAAACCTAATAATGTTCTAGTAGAGTCAATTGCTGTTCTAAAATCACTTACCATTTCAGAGATTCTAATTTTTTCCTGATTTGAATAATTATAATTTTCAACTAGGGTATCATATGCATGTTCTATTATAATATTAAGCGATTCAATGGCCTCTTTCTTTTTTTGAGTATAATCCTTTCCGCTAATATAATTAACAATAAGTTTGCCTTCGCGTATTTCAGAAAAATCAGTTGCAAAGAAATCTGATTCTGGGAAATTTAAATCAATAGATTCACCCTTTTGTATTAAAGACTCAGTTAGTACCATGTCATACAGTCGCCTAGGCTGAACATATTGTAGATGGTTTTGATAAATTAATCTATTTTCATTCATTGGCTGTGGCCATAATTCAAATAGAGCTTTTTCATCTAAACTGATGAGATATTTAAGTTTATTTAATTTCTCAAGACCATATGGCAAATCAAGTTTCTTTTCATTTAATTTAAGAGTTGTTTTAACTCTACATCTCTCTGTAGTAAAACCGATAGCTTCAATAATATTCGATACTTTTAAATACATATGAACTGCTTCTTGATATGGCATAAAACCTGTACTTAATTGCATTTCCTTATATCCATTTGAATAGGTTGGCGCAAGTTTAAATACTTCATTTGTTGGTACAAAATTTGATTTTACTTCTTTAAACCATTTAATATTTTTTCCAAGTGCACGTGATATTTTTGCAGCAGCATCCATTTTTCGCATAGGAGAAAAGAATTCAAAACAAAAAGATATTTGTGAACTATCATATATGCTCTTTTTATCTAATGATTTAAACATTACAGTATTTTCTTTATTCTATTTATCTAATAAGATTCTTTATCGAAATCGAAAGTATTATATTAAATTGTCTGAAATATAATATAATTGAATAAATAACATAAATAACTTTGCTAAATGGCAAAAATAGTAGATAATTATACAGTATTCAAGCAGCTGAGTATTTACGTTGATGACTTATTAACACAGTCAATAAATTATTTGACTTCTAAATATAGTCAAAGTAAAGCAATATTTACATCAGCTTCACCATTTGGACAACTTTTAGTAGTTGTTGAAAATTTAACTCAATTAGTATTCTTTTATGTAGAGGATTCTATTACTGAATTAAATATAAATGAAGCTACTCGATTAACTTCAATTTATTCACTAGCGACTTTGGCTGGACATAATGTGAGTAGAGCAGTATCATCAGTTGGCGAAATTAGTTTATCCACTGGTGCAGGTTCAGCCGATCCACCAGTAGATCTTGTAATTATTCCAAATTTATCTAGAATTAGATGTACAAATAATGGATTAACTTATATTTTAGATCTTCCACAAGATGAAATAAAATTTTCATTAGCTGGTTCAAATAATGGATTAAAATTAGCAATACGTCAGGGGACTATTGAATCTCAAACAGTTGTCTCTAAGGGAGAACCGGTTGAAAGCTTCTCAATAGGAAGTCCTCAAAATTACTATATTGATAATTTCCTAGTTAAAGTATCAGTAAATGGAGAACAGTGGACAAAATACGAGTCAATATTAGATATGCCGAGAGGAGATAAGGCATTTATGATAAAAACTGGAATGACTAGTGGAATTGATTTATTTTTCGGTAATGGAAATTATGGAAAGATACCTAATCGTGGAGCAGAGATTGTTGTGGAATATCTTATTACTGAAGGTGCAAACGGAAATATCTTAACTGAAGATTTAAGTAGTATTAAATTTGAATTCGTTGATACAGGATTTAGTTTACTTGGAGAAGAGATTGAATTAAATGAATATATTGAAATAACATCCTCAAATGCTCCATTCTTTGGTGCAAATTCAGAAGACTCTAAATTAACTCGATTACTTGCGCCTAGACAATCTAAAAGTTTTGCTCTTGTAAATACTGATCACTATGAAAACGTATTACGTAAATTAAAATTATTTTCAATTATTAATGTTTCGCTAGATGAAACAGATAATAGAATGTTGAATTTATTTGTGATTCCAGATATTAGAAAAACATTTAGTGTTGCACAAGAATACTTTAGTGCAAATATTAATAGGTTTATATTAGATACTTATCAAAAGAATCAACTTCTACAATATATTGAGAAATGTGGAACTAAGCTTATTTCAACGGAAATTCAAATAATTGATCCAATTCCTAGTTTATATGTAATCAATACATCAATTATTGTTTTTGATGATGTTTCAACAGATATTATTAAAAGAGATATTTTAAATTCAATCGGAGACTATTTTATACAGAATACTAGGTTAACGAGATTGCCTAAAAGTGATTTAATTAAGATTATTGAAGAGATAAATGGAGTAGATTCAGTTTCAATAAATATTATTTCTCAGAAAAATGAAGTTTCTAAGATTAAAAATCCATCGGCTGTTGATATTGGACTCGATGAATTTAATGATATTATCGTTAGTTTACATGAACTTCCAATAGTTAGAGGAGGTTTTACTGATCGTTATGGAAATATTTACTCTACTGGAATTACACCAGATTCATTAGGGCCAGTAAATATTCAAATTAAATCAATTGTACCTAGACCTAAAAAAGTAAATTAATATGGTAAAAGACAGCATATATCGCCCTATTTATGAAAGACACGAAAAACGTATTAATACGGGATTTAATTATAAGGGACAAATATTAAAGAGAACATTATCATCACAAATGTTCGGAGCACACCCTCTACTTGATTACTTATTAGATCAGGTTGAGAAAATAGTATATGAATGGGTAGAATCAGTAAAACAAATTAAAATCTCAGCTAATCCTGCACTAGATAAGTACGAAAATAAAATTAGATAATATGGCTGGAAATAAAGCGGGAATGAGTCGTGAAAATCGTGCTCACCTAAGAGACGAGATTCAATCACTACTTAGTTCAGTTGGTACTGAATCGCATAATGATATGGTAGTCGATAACGAAATTTCAGAAAAAACTCGACCTGAAAGTCCATATGATTTTGAGGAAATGAGTAATCAGTTTACAATAAAGGCTAGAGAAATAACAGATTCCCTATTTAAGAATTTCGTAGACGCTGGAATATTTGAAAAGAATGATTACGCTAGACATAAAAAAGAATTGGATACTATTAATATATCGAATTTATTTTTTCAATTAAAAACAATTAAGATTACTATTATTAAAGTAATGGAGGAGATAACTTCTGGAAATACTCATCCTAGGCTGATTGAAGTAATGGGTCAGCTCCAAGATAAGATGGCTTCTATTACAAAGATGCAGGCAAACTATGTTATATTTCTTGAGGATACATATAGACAATTAAATTCAGCCCCTCCAGCAAACCCAGATTCACAGATAATAGATTCTAGTTCAAATGAAGGACAGTTCTTTATTACGGTTGGGACAAAGAATGTAATGAAGAGTTTACCAGCTGAAGAAACTGATTTAAGTAAACATCGACCAGGTGCACTAGTTGACCCAAGTAATAAATCAGAATTGATGAGATCTAAAAATATACACCTTTCCTCAGATGATGAAGGCGATGATTTTATTGATCTAACTGAAATAATTTAATTACATGAAAGATATTATGGCTAATCGAGGGGCATTTACGCCACGCAAGATTTCAGGTCTTTCTGGAGGAGATGATGATATTAATTCGTCGATGTGGACAACTCTTCGAATCAATAAATTATTGGACGAAGTTGATAATGGAATGGATATAAAAGGTCTACATAATTCTCCATTTAAAGATAATGACATTAATTTAAAAAGGGCAAATATGCCTTTTGAATATACACCAGAAGAGTGGAATGAACTTAAGAAGTGTAAACATGACTTATTATATTTTGCTTGGAATTACTGTATGATCCAGACAGAGGATGGTGTACAGCTAGTAAAGGATGCTGGAGGACTTCGTGATTTTCAGGAAGAGATACTACTTTCATTTAAAGCAAACAAATATAACATCTTAATGGCAAGTCGACAAACTGGTAAATCAGTAACATCGGCAATCTACATATTATGGTTTCTTCTATTTAATTCTGAAAAAACTGCTCTTATAGTTGCAGATAACTTTACAACTACTCGAGAATTAATCGATAAATTTAAAATTGGCTTAGACAATTTGCCATTTTTTATGAAGCCCGGAATAAAACATATTAACAGTGGAAATATTAAATTCGATAACGACTCACGTATTGTTGCTAGAACAACTACTAAGAAATCAGGTATTGGTCTCTCAGTCAACTTATTATATATGGATGAGTTTGCGCATATCAATGAGGCAAACTTAAATGATTTTTATAAAGCGATCCTTCCTACAATTACAGCCGATCCAAATGCAAAGGTAATTATTACGTCTACTCCAAATGGTAAGAATAAATTCTATGATATTTGGTCAGATGCAATTGCTGGATTAAGTGATTATGTTCCATTAAGAGTAGATTGGTGGCAAGTTGGAGGTAGAGATGAAGCTTGGAAGCAGGCTGTTATTGCCAATTTAGGATCAGTTGAAGATTTTAATCAGGAATATGGTCTTCAGTTCTTTTCATCAGATCAACTATTATTAAATTCGACTGAATTAAAGAGACTATATAATATTAAATCAAATTATGTAAGTCCTAATTTTGCATTAGAAGAGGATTGGCAGTTCTTAAATGAATATCTTTCATTTCATCCTAATTATGCAAAGCGATCAATAACTGACTTTAAGAGTGATCCTGCATATTATGTATTTTCAGTAGACACAGCAGATGGGGTAGGAGGAGATTATTCAATCCTAAATATTTATAAACTAGTTGCGTTACCAGTAAAGGAACTTCTTAAAAAGAAAGAGGCTGTTCGATCAGAATTAGATGCTATTTCAATTGTTCAAATTGGGCACTTTAGATCAAATGAAACTGATATTAATCAATTTGCTGCAGCAGTAGAATAT